AGCTAAATAATAAAAACAAAATTGAAAACTACTTGGTGTAGTTGTGCTAGACACACTTGAACTTGGTGTAGCATATAAAAAAATACTTGGATCTATTTTTCTTTCAACATAAAATTGAGAAGGAGTTCCTTTAGTTAATTTATTAGGAGTTGCATTATATGCTGATCTACTAATTTGAGTTAATGCAATATCTGCGGGAGCTGTGGTAGTAGAATTATTTCTATAATAAGCTTCTAATACAGAACTAATATCATTTGGAAAATTAACTGAATCAGTTGAATAACTATATTCTGCTTGGCCTTCTATTAAAGGTACTTTTGCAAGTTTAACTTTCCATAAATGAACTCCTCTGTTAGCCCATTCTTGAAACATAATATTTAAAGAACGTCTTGCTGATCTTAATTGATAACCAGTTCTAGTTCCTCTTATATTTGTTCTTTCAAAAGCTTCTTCAATAATATCATCAATTTGAGGATTAAATTTATCAGACGCACCAGAAGTTGGAGAAATAGTGTTTGCAGTATTTCCCATTCCTGTAGTACCTGAAGCACCAGAATTATAATAAAATAAAGTAGGCGCTCCTGTAGTTGCAACTGGTGCAACTATAATAGTTGTTTTAGCTCCAGCTGTACCTGCTGTTCCTGTTTTTGTAACGCCGGTAGTATATTCTGCTCCCCCAGTTGTATGGGTTCCATCTTTAGTAGATGAAAAAGATAAAATTTCATTATTATTACTCGTATCCGAAGTATCGAATATATAAGTATTACCTTCTTGTAATTCTAAAACAGGACTAACTGTACCGTTGATATAAAATTTATCTCCAGTACTAAAGGCGTTAGTGCCACTGGCGACAGTGACTGTAAAAGTAATTGTAGCCATGTAAATACCTACGCACCAGTTATAGTTACAGTAACGCTTCCACCTGCTCCAGCTAGATTATAAACAACTCCATTTTTAAATAAAATACCAGAACCAGGAATGTAAAGTTGCATTCCCTCAGTATTATAATTGTACGTAGCTACTGCTGCTCCAGGTGTTGAGGCATCCGCCGAATCATACAATATAATTGTAGATCCTGCTATTCCTTCGGCTTGAATAGAAGTAACTCTAGTTCTACCTGTTCTTGCAAGAGTATCCGCTCCTACTGTAGCCATGTTTAGGGTTGTTTGGTCACTTGTAAATGAACTTCCACCAGACATATGTTGTTCTCCTTAATTTTAATTACGATGCTCCCGAAGGAGCACCATAAAATTGTTTATTACGCGTTGTTTATATTTTGAATATATTCAACTGTTACAAATCCTGCTCCACTTGTTCCAGCAGAAAAGTCAATGTAAATTGGTAAATCACTTGTACCTATATCAGCCCAAGCATCACCGTCGGTAACTGTACCTGTAGATCCATATTTAAATACATTAGCTGCTGTTCCTGCTGCTAAAGCAGAAAACAATTCAGTTGATGCAGCTGTAGTACCCATAGAAATATTAGCTGCGTCACACGCAGTTGTAATATTAACAATGATCTCAGTGATTTGGCTATTAGCCGGAATTACTATTCCAGTGTCCGCTGCTGTAGTAGACTGAGTCCATCCTGCAGTTTGAGCCATTTTTACAAAACCAACGTTTTTAACATCAGTTCCAACTGTACTTCCAGTTGTATTTCTAATCGTTCCCGCTTTTATCGGTCCCGAAAATGTAGTTGTTGCCATAATTATATCCTCCTAGTTTCCGAATACTGTCTCTAGGCCGTCGACCATACTCGTCAGTATTCTAATTAATTGTATAGTAAGATATTTATATAGTAGATTTGAATAGAGTGCAAGAGATCCTACAGTAAAAGTACGATTTTAGCGATGTGGCGTTTATTTAAGTAGCCACGGAAACTTGTGGGGCAGAACTAATAATTGCATTTTCTCTATCTGCAATCTTAGATTCTTCGAGCTTGATCTCAGTGATAACTTCTTTAATCTTCTTATCAATTTCGACCATATCCAGAGTATATTTGCCTTCTTGCTCATACTCCAGCTGCCACCTCAACTCCAAGGACCTTTTTTGTTTGTATAGGTCTTGTACCATCAACAACCTCCTCATAGGTTATTCTGTTTATCTTGGGATCATTCATTTCTCCAAGATATTCCCAGTTTACACCTTTTTCTCCCAGTTTGTCAACTATTGAATTTTCAATAGATTCTACGTTATCTTCAGCCAGAACTTCAAATTCTGTGCTGTATTGATATGCATTGATTTTTACTAGGAATTTTCTCATTTTCTCACCCTTACAAAAAAAAGGGGCCGTTTTGAGGCGGCCCCTTAATTAATTATTGATTACACTCCTGGTGAACCAAAGATACCTCTAGGATCAGAGAAACCAAATACGTATCTCTCTCTAGCTTTGTATCTAACGTTGCCAGTATCAAAGTCACCTTCCATAGTCGTTTTGATAGGTGATCTTGTGAAATGTTTCAGACCATTAGGTACATCTGTTTTAATGAACCAAGCATCAGTGTCAACCAAGTAGTGGTTAACAGTATAACCTTCTGGGATCATTCCCATATTGTTAATAGCATTGATGTCATTATCAGCTGTTCCAACTCTACCTTTAGAGTTCATCAGTCTGTCAGCCGTAAATTGTAGATTAGAAGGAATAATCATTTTCATTCCTCTAGCCGCAACTTTTAGGCCTCTTTCATCAGTGAACGCCGCAATGTCAATTAACGCTTGTTCTAAAGAAGTTTCGTTTAAATCAGCAGCTGTTGCTAATTCATTTGCGAAAGTTCCAGAAAGCGTAGGGTGAACTGCTGAACATAATTCTACTCCGTCACCGCCAGCGTATGCTGGTGTAAACGCGTTGTTCAATACAGCGGCACCTTTAGTTTGCTTAGTGTTCGCCATTGATCTTGCTAAAGCTTTTGTATATCTAGACGCAAGTCTGTCATACAAGTTATCTTCGATCGCTTCTTCAGTGATCGCAAATGCTAAAGCAATTGTTTCGTTTGTGTAACGAGCAGTGAAAGTTTCTTGCGCATCGTCGTATGATACACCTTGACCTTCAGGTTTTACAGAAGCATTTCCGAATCCAGATAACATTACTTCTTCTTCAAACGCTCTGTCTGAAGATTCTGTATCGAAAATTTCTGCTGCTTCGTTAGCATATTGTTTATACTCTAGTCCGAATAAAGCATTCAGACCAGGCTCTAGTTCTTTAACTAGTTGTGCTCTTGATATAGCCATAGTTATTTATCTCCTTATTCGCTATTAGTTGTATAGGTGTGAGCCTTTAGCGATTACAACAACGACATCACTGCCGACTGCTGCATAATCGTTTTGACCCGGAACATTCGCACCTCTTACCAATGTAAACATTGAAGTTGCTGCTACTGTTGCAATAGAAAGTCTTTCGTCAGACATTCCACTGATACCAGTTGCTCCATTATCACCTGTGTTATAGTTAAGACCAACATCGTTTTGTTGCCAAGCTGCGTTAGATCTCATATTGAATTCCTGATTAGGATTGTCCAATACAAAAGCAGTTCCGTCACTTGAACCAGTGTTGTAGTCAGTTCCAAAGTTTGTTCCAGTTGGTACTGAGTTACTCCATGTTGGTTTTGATGTTCCTGAGTCAACCCAGAATCCACCATTAAAGACTCCTACTAATAGGGGATCAGTGTTTTGCCAACCTGCTCCACCACTATTACTGTCGTCTGTTGAATCGTAAGTAGCATCTTGTATATACCCTTTTTCGCCTGCAACCGAAGTTCCATCATTTATAGAAACTGGGTCGCCTTTGAAAATAGTATTAAAAGCTCCGCCACCTGCGTCGAATAGCTTGTATTCGGATTGACCAGAAGTTGCAGGTGTTGAACCCACAGTCATTACTGCTCTACATCCGTATCCAGCTGTACTATCATTCGCCATAGTTATTTTCCTTTTCTTAAGTGTACCTGCCCCGAAGGGCCTCCAGTACGGTTTATATTATTTTGTTGGTAGAAATTACTAAAAAATTATTTCTTTGAACCACCAAAAGTTACACGAGTCTGCCTCTCTTGATTGATTGGCATACTTGGGTGCTGTTCCTTAAGAATATCGTTGTTAATTGCATCGTCTCGATCTTTATTTTGTTGTCTAAAATAATCTTCACGAGATTTCGCGATTTCTTCTGGTAACCTAGCCAGCACTAGGCCTCCTACTCCAATGACACCGGAATATTTTCCTGTTGTTAAAGATGGATAGTCTTGGTCTGGATATTGGTCAGCTCTCACTAACTCCCATCCTTCTCTAAGTTTTCCTGACATATTTTTTGTGTCATCAAAACCTAGGACTTCAA